CCTCGATCTACAACGGAGCCACCCCTGAGGGCGACTTCAATGTGACGGGGCCTTTCAATCCTTCGATCGCTTAATAACGATCTAGGACTGGCTATGATTCTGGCTTGATTACCAGTATTATAGTGTTTGGCCTTTAATTCAGATATATAAATGACGTCGATGATAAATGCTCTGAAAGACTTGGAGGGAACCCTATTTTGGGAGACCTTAAATCGTTCCAAGAGCGATATCTCGCACTCCGTCAATCAATGGTTGATGACGGATTACGTATTGGTGTACCGTTCCATACGAATGATCTTCGATGCTTAACTGAAAGGCTAAGCGCCGAAGGTACTAGCTTTGTCAAGGTGACCTTACCTTTACTTGGTAAGGCCCTTGATCAAGGTTTAGTAAGCGGCAGGTTTTCCTGCATTGCCCACTTTCGCTTGAAACGGGAAACATGCCTTCCTCTCTTCTTATATGCGGTTTTCAATCGCATTTTCGATGATGAGGGCACTATCAAACGTAGTCCTTGTATACATTCCATACGTTACCTACGCCTCTTCCTTCTGCTGGATTCTAAGCTCTATTTTGAGCCGACTCCAGTTATGAAAGATAAGGCCGTGAACGAGTTCCAGTTGAGAATGGCTTCCCTTAGAAAGGTTGTCATACCCAAATTGGATCCTGTTCTACTAAGAGCTAAATATCTCTTAGGTAGCGTCCTATCTACTCTAGATCTTACTGAAATTGTCCCAGGACATGGTCCCGGTGCGGTCGCAGAAAGGATAGATCGGTTTGGACGTTGGGATTTCACCACTTGGCCTGTAAAGGCTGAGCGTTATTATCCCTATATAATGTATGGTACACACTCCATTAGAGCTCTTTTAGAGCGAGGTAAAGGTATCCGTATGACACAGACGTGTCATACTAGATGCTGTCTCGTTCCGAAAGACTTTAAAGGTCCGAGATTGATCTCCGCTGAACATACTGTTAATCAGTATCTTCAGCAAGGTCAAATGAAGAAAATAATGCAGTTTGTATCCAGACATCCGCTTCTGAGCAAGTCTATTAAATTGCGGGATCAAACCCACAACCAAAAGCTTGCATCGAGAGCCTATGATCAGAATCTTGCGACATTGGATTTATCCAATGCCTCAGATACTGTGTCTGTCGCCTTAGTTTGGTATCTCCTTGCGGATGTACCGAAACTTCGTGCGCAGTTGATGGCTACACGATCTGATTACATGATTTATTCAGGTAAGAAGATTCGTATTGCTGCATTCTCTCCTATGGGTTCAGCAACTTGCTTCCCAGTGGAGACTCTTGTTTTCTGGGCGCTTTCAATGGCGTCCATGCAACAAGTATTTTCCGATACGGGTGATAAATACTCCCGTTCTCTTAGTGTGCTCTCTGATAGGTTGGCAGTCTTTGGTGATGATATTATCATTCCAGAGATTGCTCTTCCTACACTCATGCACACACTTCGCTCTGTTGGATGTGAGCCTAACATGTCTAAGACATGTTACCTCACCCCCTTCAGGGAGTCGTGCGGGTCTGAATGGTTTGGGAATCATGATGTTACTATAATACGTAACAAGAGATTCTCTTACTCAGGTGTATCAGTCAAAGACCACCCAGTATTATTAGATCTTCAGCGAAAGTTTTTCGTTAAAGAACTATATAAAACTGCGTCACTCATTGAGTCGTGGGCTAGAGAAATCTATCCTACTCCTCGTGTAGCATTTTCTACGTTTCTTGCTGAAAAGCATTACGCAGAATCAGGTTGGGCCCTGCCGGGAGATAACCATCGCATGAAGATACGACTTGCTAGTCGCATTCTCCATGACTTTGACTACTTCCAGCTTGGATCCTTATCCCTGGATAAATATTGTTGTACATTGGGTCTAGATACCTCTATTCCTAGAGATCTACCCCTCCGTTACAACAAGAATTATCAACGCTACGAGTGCCGAGCTCCACGTGTTTTTCAGGACACAAAGAGTTGGCTCACCGGTGGCTACCCTCGCCTTTTGGCTAGGTTGCTTGGTGATCAATCTGATCGGATTGCCCTCCGTGATCGAAAGATCAGAATGGCATGGACATACTTACCTATATTCTTAGACTTTCATCTAGAATAGCGGTTCGTTATGTGGGTG